GTCTCCGTGTTTTCATTCTGTGGAGATTTTACCCCCCCTCCCCTGATTGTTTATTCCAATGATGGTTAGGATCCAGCGGGATCCCGTTTGTATCACATCCAGCGATAGTTCCTGACTTCTCATATCTTTGCTTGAATGAATCATGACATTGCTTGCACAACGCTTGCCAGTTCGTTGAGTCCCAGAATATTTTCTGATCACCCTTGTGTGGAACAATATGGTCAACGACCTCAGCCGGTGTCACTCTACCTTTCTGCTCGCAGCGTTTACACAATGGATTGTTCTGCAGGAAAGTTATTCTGGCCTTGCGCCATCTGCGGCCATAGCCACGCTTTGCTGATGAATCTCTTTGCGAATCATAGAATGATTTTGATTTCATCTGTCCGTATTTCATAAATAAAAAAGCCCGGACGAACCGGGCATCAACGAGAGAAACATTTGTCATTGACTTTTCAATGGGCACAAAAAAAGCCGCTTGGGTTTCCCCTGAGCGGCTTTATGTCAATGTACGATAAATATACTACTTTTTGTGTAACACACTTGTCAACTATTTTTTATCATCGACTCAACATTGCCTCCATCCAGCCCATGCCCGTGTTTAAATATTTCTGGAATGTAACAGGACTGATCCGATTTCTATCTGCCGATGCTCTGACGCTCAATCCAATAAAATAATACGCCATTAACGCCTGGTAGACATCATACCATTTGAATTTTAATTCACTGAGAAGACGTTCAACCTCTTCCGCTTCCTGGTTGTGCTTTTCCATCCTGCCGCTCTGAGTGCCCGGTGTTTTTTGTTCAGGTGAACAGGTGGGATAACCCAGTTGCTTGAGCGCTGTTTCCTCATGCAGCCAATCAGCCCATTGCTTTAAACGTCTGTCTGCCAAATGGTATTCAATACACATTGTTACTTTTCCCCTATGTGTTTATTTTAAATTATTTCAACAGGTTGCGTATCTCAGTCAGGTTTATGCGACGGGCTTCTTTGGTGTCCTCGCGCTGTTGCATGATCGCTTGTGGCTCTGGCAGAGATTTAGGATCCACATGCTGGCCGTATGAAATCGGAAGTTCTGCCAGTTGCATTTCGTTTGCCAGGTTTATCAATTGAAACACATTAGGTATGAATTCTGGGTTCCTCAGTGTTCCCAGGTTATTGCCAATTAAAACAATCTCGTTATAGCCGATTGAATTTTTCTTGAACTCGTGCCGCCATAAATTCGCTATGGTCGAGTCAACCAATCCCATCTTTTGCACAAACCCCTGGTGCTGGTAATGGTTCGTCAGCAGAATCCATAACTTCACAAAAGCGGCCTCCGCTTTCGATTCGATTGATGTATGCGATGTTGTATCTATTGGCCGCTTCGAGTTCTTGAATTTTTGAAGGTTTATTATTTTGCTGGTGTGATCCATTGTTCCTCTCCTGCTTGATGATATCCTCGAGTCGTGTAAATTGTTTTCGCAGTTTGTCAGGTGAGCGAATATTCGGCTGCCAGAATGGATTTGTGTTTGCCCATACGAATACATCCTGAATTTCTTTGTGGGTTCGTTCATCACGTTCCCGCATCAGACGAATGGTGTTTGCCCATTTTTCAAAATCAGGTATTTTTTCCTTCGCATTGAAGTCTTGTATTCGTTTGAAGATAAACTTCGCCAATGTCATATCATCATTGGTAAACTTTTTTCCTGAACGATCATTAAATATATTTATATATTTAATATGGTGATTGGTGAGGTGTGACGCTCCTCCTTCGATTTCTCCATGTTTTGCATTTTTGCGATCAGCCTCTGAGAGGCATGGTTGAGAGGTTTTTTCATGTGACGTTCGTGTGACGCTCATGTGACGCTCCTCATCTGGACGGATTGATTTTTCGATAACAGAGAACGGCAAAAAAAAGACCATCACTCCTCTGCGTTCAATCAGTTTTTTTCTGCATAACACATCAATCAAGGATCTTATCTTTCGGTTAGTATAGCTTACTACTGCACAATTATGGCTCCCTCTGTCATGATGCACTTCAAGTGTTTCACGTATCATCTGATAACTAATCCTGCGATTAATTCCACAGATACCAGAGGCATCGACATACAACCTCAAACAAAGCATATACAGCAATCTAACATCATGAGGCAGGTACCGCAGAACATCTATTTCATCAGCATTAATATGGAGTATCTGTTTAATTGTCGGCCTCTTAACAGTCATTTTTCAGCCCCTCGAAAGGGATAATTTCAGCCTTTAAGTCAGACTTGTTAGTCAGCCTGTTAAGCCATTCTGTCTTTACAAGTTCAATGACTTCATCATGGCTCTTGTTCTGCTGACGAGCGTATTCATGCAGCAATGCGTGTTCTTCATCTGTGAACGTCAAAATCAAATAATGCTTTGACATAAAAAAGGCCCTCCTGTTGACCTCTTGAGGACCTTCCTATGCGGACTTATTTTTTATAGAGTGACTTGCAAGATGCTCGCGAATATGAGCCAGAACCGCTTCTCTCACAAAAACGGCTTTCTGTTCGCCGTTGTAATTGCAGATGGACTCAATCACATCATCCTCTATCTCATTAAATCGGATTTTAACTTCCCTGTTTCTGATTTTTTTAGGATCTCGGTACATGGTTAACCCTCAACTACTCATTGACGATTCGCGGTTGTTCTTCGGGTGGGTAGATATCAATAACAGCGTTTATTTTCCCGTTTGACAAATAATAAAGAGGCCATGCGCTTTGCTCTGGAATATATTCGCCCCATTGATTCACCGCCTGTCTTTTTATTTTTAACAAGACTGCTATGGAGGACTCACTTCCAAAATAAGAGAGCGCTTGTGACTTCTTTAAAAGAATTCTGTTTTTCATATCATTAGTAAAGCAGACTTTACCCTTTAAGTCAACCAATCTTTACTATATGTAAAGTATAATTGATAATATGACAACGACAGCAGAAAGAATAAAAAAAGTGAGGGACACCCTTGGGGTAGGGATGCCTCAATTCGGAAAATGGGCCGGTGGTTTAAGTAAGCAAGCCGTATACAATTGGGAAAAAGGAAAAAACATGCCAGATGGTGATGCCTTACTTAGTTTGCAAAAATCGAAACATGTTAACCCTTTTTACATTAGGGACGGAAAGCCGCCTATGTTTATTAATTGGATGAAACAAGGATCGTTATCAGAAAAGAAGTCAGTCATTAATGAATTACGGGCTGATTATTTGCCCTCACTCTCACCAGGTACAATTTTCCTGCTAAAAGAAATAACGACCTGCGCCCATGATTTAACTGAAGATGAAGCCAAAATGCTGGCGCTGGAAATTAAATTGCTCTGTCAATCCAGAGAGAAAACCGAAGAAACTAAATTTGAGATTGATAACAGGATGTCCGCCTTTCTTGAAAGATTCAAAAAAGACGATACGATGGTATAAAAAACATTTTAAAATCGTCGAGTGGTTAATGTTTCAAGTGATTGGTAAAGTCCACTTCATCTAATTTAGCAACATCAATGGTAGGAACTATTCTTTTAGTTGATTTTGCTGTTTCGATCATCTCAGGTTTTTTATCTGGCTCAACACTTCTGCCGGCATCTTCTGTTTTTATTTGTTCTTTATTCTGATTGACCAGATCAGAACCACAGTGCTTGCACTTTATAGCCTCTTTTTTAACCCTTTCCTTACAATACGGACATTCCATTTTAATTTCATCGGGCAATATCTTAGCCACAACCCAGCCGATAAATGGTGAAAAGATTAAGGACACCAGGAATACAGTTCCTGCCCAATTTTTAGTCCCTCCATACCATGAGACCAGCAAAACCAAACCGAGATAAACAACTACAAAAGTTCCCATTGATTTCTCCTTTTCTTTAAACCATAACACCAACCACCTGTTTTTTTACTGACAAATATCAATAAATATAATTAACACAATTTTAAAGTAAAGCCATCTTGACTTTACAGGTAAAGAGTGCTTTACTTTACTCAACACACAAACAAAACGAACCTATAAACTATGACCCATCATGAGAGAACAATGAAACTTACAATTAAAGAGTTACTAGAACTAATTAATGTACCCAAGCAATCAAGCACTATTGATCATGAAACAAACACACTTAAAAAAAATGATTGGCCAAAAGGTCATTATAAGAACGTATTCAGCCGGTGTATGGTTCGGAGAACTTGAACAAAAAGCTGGCAGCGAGGTGATACTAAAAAACGCCCGGAGAATGTGGCGATGGTGGGCGGCTAAATCAATAAGCCTTTCATCGGTTTCAATTTACGGAATCAAGCCAGATAAAAGCAAGATCGCACCTGTTGTATCCAGCGTATGGCTGGATGCAATAGAAATTATTCCCTGCACAACAAAATCAATCAACAGCATTGAAGGGTGTCCAGATGCCGAAGCTGAATAACATTATTAAGGCTTTCGATGGCTCTGGCTCTGGCTATGGCTCTGGCGATGGCTATGGCTATGGCTCAGGTTCAGGTTATGATTCTAACGCTGGATCTGGATCTGGACTTGGCCCTGGATCTGGATCTGACGATGGATCTGGCGATGGCTAAAAAATACCCGAGAAGCAGGCCTAACCCACCTGCCAACTGACATTGGTCAGTTGAACAAACCGTCTGAGCGGGACTCAGGCACTATCAATTATCAGGACGTTAAAACATGAAGATGAATAAGAAAGAGGCACTCATGGAGTGCGTTTACGGCATTTTATTTACCCTCTCGGGCGGAGTTATCGCATTGGTGCTTTACCTTGGCCTGGTGGCGGAAATTGGTTAAACCAAACCTGCATGAACACCTCAAGTTACACAATGAATGAAGCCGTTAAAGTGCTTGGCTGCGACAGGTCGCGCAACTGGCTGTTTAATCTCCTGCGAGAAAATCATGTGCTGGACGGCAAAAATAACCCGAACCTGCTGCTCAAAGCCCAGGGTTATTTCACCCAACGGGAAACCAGCTTCGACGTGAACGGACACAAACGTGTTTACCTGCAAACGCTCGTGACTCACAAAGGGATACACTTTATCAAAGGACTGATGTATGGGGCAGGAAAAAAGACCGAGAGCATACGCAGCGGAGATCATAGCGCTAAACACCATAGACCAGCGCAGGAGCGCACTGACACAAGTGCCTGAGCCTTTGCGTGACTGGGTTAAAGAATACGTGAACAACCATTTTGAACTAAGGAAATACCGACGTGTATAGAATCATTATCGACATCACAGAAAACAACCGGCAGGAACACGGGCCTTTTGACTCATTAACCGAAGCCGTCCAGTATCGCGCACGATTGATAGCCAGACTGACAAAACAAAACCGCATCCCCTGGAACAAACCATGACACCCATTAACTGCAACACCAAACAGCCAAAACAAAAAACACGGCAATGGTATTTTGCCAGAGACTTATTTTGCAAAGAAATGCAGGCCGAGTACCGCTGGCGCCTGGAACGCATCAGAGCCTGGTACGGCAAGAATAAATAACCGCATATACCGAGTGCAGCGGTTTGCTTCGCATATGACTGCACAAGCCCCAGGCAGCGGTGGGCTGAAGCGAAAACACTGTCAGCAAAAGCGGATCGCCCTCCTTCCATAATGAGCGTTCGTGATTTTGCCGGGTAATGTCGAGAATCATAGCCCAGGGCCGCCCTATCGCCCTGGCAATTATTCAATCAAAGGAGAAAATACATGTCCCTGATAGAAAACAAACATTGCGAATACTGCGAATCACAGTGCTTAAGCTGTGACGACACGAATGACTCGGGCGCGTATGCTGAGAGTCATTTAAAGGAAAGATATGCGGCTTATCATAATGAGATTGGTTATGAAGCCGGTCAGTTATCCCAGGAATTAATCGACGATCTCACCTGGATACGCAATACATCGCTGGACGACGATATACGCGTCATGGCTGAGAAGTGGATCCAGAAAAATGGGCGATAAAGTAAGGGTTTGGACCCCTGAACTTATAGCGCGTGTCAAAGAACTAGGCAAAACAAAAACCAGAACTGAAATTGCCGACATACTCGACATGTCACTGTACAGCATTAAAAACGGCGTTCAAAGGCATAAAATAAAATGCGTCAATCAACCCATCCTCAGATGGAAGAAAGAACGCATCGAAGAACTCAGGCAGATAATGGCCTCAGGCGCGACATTCAATGAAGCCGCCAAAGCCCTGCGCGAGACACTGGCCACCATTAAGTATCGGTGCAGAATATACAAAATCGACAACACCTCTAGGAGATCAGCATCTTGCAAGCCCATCCAACAAAGAAAAACGCCGCCAAAACCCAAGCATATCACCATTGATGACTTGAAACTTATCCACAAAGACAACCTAATTTGTAAACGATGGCATTAAGGAGGTGCAGTAAAGGCAATTTAACCGTTAGAAGCGGGCTGAAATAACAGAATGTTCTTAGGTGCTCTTTCCTACAGAGCACCGCTTATTAAACAGGACAAGAGTACAGGTAATGAGCGACTGCAGCATAGCAAATGTTTTATTTTTTTCTTTCGCGCTGATTGTTATCACAATGATCACAGGTTACGTCTTCTTCAAAGAAAACAATAACACTGAGAATAAGGAGTGAATTTAATGGCCCAACCAACCTATGAAGAACTGTTCTTTCTGGCCAGTAAGTTAGCCATTGACCTGCATTATTTTGTTGATGTCTGCGAAGGCAGCGGCAATGAAATGCAGGACTCACGCAAGCTGCTGGATGAATGGGATGAAGTCTTTTTACAGTTCTTCCAGCAATTTACATTTAAAAGGAGCGGAGATGACTAATACTAAACCAACCACAGACGAACTTAATAGCTGGCAATCCAAGCTAGAGGGTGAATTGCCGGAAGATCTTGAACACCTGTAAATCGTTATGTCCATTAACTACAAGACCATACGTCAATTTTCTGCAGAATCAGGGTATACTGAGTCCGCTATTTACAAAAAAATACATAATGGCATGTGGCCAGAGGGCGCCGTGTGGGTAAAAGCACCCGACGGACGAACACTTATTTCAGTTGATGGGTATAACCAATGGGTAGAGACCAGTTTGAAGGCGTCCGGGCTGCCTCAAAAAGCACGATTGAAATCGACTTCTACTATCGCGGTGAACGCTGCAGAGAACGCATCAAGCTACAGCCCACGCCCGCTAACCTGAGACGTGCCGCACGTCATCGGAGCGCCATCCTGGACGCTATAGAGCGACACACCTTCGATTATGCCGTCACCTTCCCAGACAGCCGCAAGGCCGATAAATACGCCTCATTGCCCGGCCAGACCATGACTCTGAAAAAATACCTTGACCAGTGGCTTAAGAACGCAAAATCCCATGTCAGCAGCAGCACCTGGGACGGGTACCGCAAAATCGTTAACAACCAGCTTATTCCCGCTTTTGGCGATTTAAAACTGACCGACCTGAAACGACGCCATATCAAAGACTGGGGCGCTTCCTTGACGGTATCCAATAAAAGAATGGCCAACATCCTTTCACCCTTGAGGATCGCACTGAACGAGGCCGTTGAAGACGAACTAATTGAAATCAATCCGCTTTATGGCTGGCAATATAAGAAAAAGGAAGCCCCCAAAACTATGGATGAAATCGACCCTTTCTCACCCGATGAAATACAGGCGATCCTGTCAAAACTCACAGGTCAGGCCGCAAACCTTATCCAGTTTGCCTTCTGGACCGGATTACGACCGTCTGAATATATCGCGCTTAACTGGGATGATATTGATTTCAAGCGAGGCGTAGTGATCATTAACAAAGCCATCACCCAGGCCGCCAGAACACCTGAGGCCACAAAAACAGCATCGGGCACCCGTGAGGTCAAGTTACTGCCTCCGGCCCTGGCTTCCATCACATCACAAAAAGCATTTACCTGGTTAAATGGGGAGGAAATATTCCAGAATCCGCGCACTGAAGAACGCTGGACCGGCGATCAGCCAATCCGTAAAACACTGTGGGCACATGCCCTGAAACGTGCGGGCGTAAGATACCGGAGACCGTATCAGACCAGGCACACTTATGCCTCGATGATGTTGTCAGCGGGAGAATCACCCCTGTGGGTTGCTAAACAAATGGGCCATGGCGACTGGACCATGATAGCCAGAGTGTATGGCAAATGGATACCAGAAGCTGATCTGGAGGCGGGGAATAAAGCGGTTGAGGTTTTTTCTAAGAAGGGCTATTAAGGCATAAAGTAATATCAATAAGTCAGTAATTCGCCAACATGCTCACGCAAGCCATTGATTATAAAAAAACGCCCGGTGGTTCGACTCCCCCCGTCTCCACCAATACGCACAATAAAAACAAGCACTTACAAAATTAATATTTCAGAAACTGTCCTGAATTGGTCTATTTTTTCCTGTGTATGGTCAGTTTTTTGGTCAGCATTTTTATCGCATCCCTCTATATGCAAAACTAAAGTGATTCATGTCACCTTTTATACGCTTTGCCCCACCAATTAAATCCCAATAATCATGCAGTTGTTTGAATGCCGGATGATTGCCGTCTTTTATCCATTCCCCGTTAATCTTTAAGTTAAAATCAACAGCCAGCCTCAGTTTGTGCAGGCTTTTTGGATGCAGACCTGCCGGGTTTCCTTCCTCGTATGCTCTACCAAAAGTTAAATGATAGCCTAAACTATAAGCAAAAACGATTAGTAACCCGACAGCCATAGTAAAATCTTGCTGCTTTTTTGCTAACTTCGTCATTAATCGTTACATACAGTAATCATGACAGTATCACAGAAAAACACTGTCATTCCAGATTGTTCAGAAGCAGGCACTTCCTCACACTTATCCTTGTCTATTTGTTCAGGAAACTGAGTCACACACCCTTCTTCAAATACAGGATTCTTTACACGCTTTTTATCACCTTCAGCCATAACCAATGTGTATGTACACAAAAATAGAATAATAGCAAATAGTATATGTTTAATCATTTTACACCTCTTAATTACTAAAAAATAAAAATTAGTTTTTACCCGCTTGCAATTCGAGCCAATCTAGTCTTTTAGCACATTGTTCGAATCGTTTTTCAACTTCTTTAACTCGCACCTCATATCTATAGTCAACAAATTTATTTCTTGCTGTAGCATCTTTTCCAGTCCATCTATCTGAGGATTTTGCATTTATTAACCTATTTAAATTATCAATTAATTTATGCAAATCAGAAAAACGATCTTTAAAGTCCTGTTCTTTATCTGTCATATATTGATCGTGTACAGATTGCCATACTTTTAATGCATGTAATTCTTTTAGCATTTCTGTAATAGTAATAGAAAATTCTTTTTGTGTTTCTGAATGATGTAATAATTTTTGAATAGCCTTACCTTGTTCAATTTCTGAACGCACTATCCAACCAAATACACCTATAACCACAATAAGAATGGCGCTCACTATTGCTTTAGTAAGTGGCCCTGGTAGGGCTTTTCCTAACTCGTTCCTAACCTCTGTTCTAACTTCTTCCCTGGTGCACATACTTTAATCTTTTACATTAGTGCTTTAAATTGTTTAAATCGTCTGAACATACCATTTTGTTGACACTTTTTACACCCTGCAATAAATGACATCCATCCCCAATAAAATGATCTAAGTCCTCTATTTTCACTGTATAAGATATCACTCAATACCCAACTAGCTTGCCAATTAGTAGCAGGTGTACCATCATCCCATATACATTCTTTGCATAGTTTATCATGTACCCACCAGCTTTTACTACTAATATCAAAGGCACCCGTAGCACCATCACTTACAAATCCAACTGGTACTGTTACAAAACGGTTATAGCGTTCGCTATAGTATTTTATTTCTTTTAAAAGCCGATAATGTTTATCGCCAGCTATGCATATTTCTTCATATTTAATAAGCATTTTTAGTCCTTATTATTTAACAGTTAAATGCACTCTTTGAATCATTTTTTGAGTTAATGGAGATTCAATTGTAGGTACTTTGCACTCAATTATATATGTTCCTACAGCATCAGCTCTTAACTTAATAGACGTTAACGGAGCTAAGTTTTGTTCATCCATGTTTGTAAGTCCCGCTGGTATAAACCAAATTGCACTACCATTTAATGTGTCATTTTCCGCAGTGAGCCATTCAGACCAGTCAAGAGTATAGTACTTTTCACTCCCAACAATAGCATCTGGTTTCCACCATGCATTACCATCTGCATCAACGTCTGTTGTAATCATAATTAACCATCCTTACGCAGCAGTATCACCACCAAATCGGATACTAGCATCTGTGTCATTAGCAGCAGAAGCGGCAGCGCTCACAACACGTCTTATCCATAACGCCTTGTGTGACCCGGCAGCCAGATCGCCAATAGTCAACTCATTTGCAGAGCCAATACCTGTTTCCCAGGTAACACCTGCTGGAGCCGTATCCTCGTCACCGACAGTCTGTTCAGTACCATCAATAGCTGATGTACCCAAGGCAATTGCCATCTGCGTCTCAGAGTTTGCTGTATCAGCAACAATGTATACAGTTGCGCCCTGAAGCGTCAACGTGCCATGCGCATTTTTTAAATAAATGCAGCGGTACTCTGTGTCTCCAGCAGTTGCCTCATCACTGCTTACTACATCAAATAAATTATGTAGGCTTGCATCTGTGACAGTATTTGCATGGATAGCCCCACCCAAAGACGTGATTGGAGTGCCTGTTGCACCTGAAAAATGATATTCTAAATCGCCTGCTACAATTGCCATAGGTTGATCCTCTTTATGGTTTTACTATTAAAGTTCTGTTTTCTGGTTCTACAACCAGGGTTCTGTTTTCTGGTTCTACAACCAGGGTTCTGTTTTCTGCCGGTACTACATATATTATAGAATATTCCGGCGGTTGAACACTATTGATTTGCCAGTGTAAAGTCAAATCATGTGCTGTTTGCTGGGTTATTCCCCAGTGAAGTGTTAAATCGTTACTTGCTAGATTGTTAATGTTCCATTGAAATGTTATATCACTATTAGCTGAAGTGTTTATATCCCAAAACAGCAACGTATCTTTATAAACAGCACTTAATATATTCCAGTGTAGTTCGGTTGTGCTGTAGACGTTATTCTGAATACCCCATTGCAGCGTTAGGTCGTTCGTGACCTGGCCGGGTTGTTCAGATATATCCCAATGAAGCGTTAAATCATTAGAAATTACTTGCTCAATATTCCAGTATAAATCTAAATCATTTGTTACTGTGTCATTGATTCCCCACTGTAGATCCAGATCGCTAGAAACTAAGTTATTAACATTCCAGTACAGATCCAGATCACCTGTCACCAGGCTATTAATACCCCATGATAAAGTTAAATCATTTGATACCGATCCAGGTTGTTCTGAGATATCCCAGTGCAAAGTAAGATCGTCAGAGACAGTGGTGTTGATCCCCCATTGCAAAGTTAAATCTGTATCAACAGAGTCGTTTATTCCCCAGGCTAAATCTAAATCATTTGATATTGCGCCATTCACGCCCCATTGCAAATCTAAATCGTTACTTGCTGAATCATTAACACCCCAATACAGCGTTAAATCATCATTAACAGAATCATTAATTCCCCATTGCAAGGTTAAGTCGTTTGATACAGCACCGGGCTGTTCTGCTATATTCCAGTGAAGCGTTAAATCATCATTAACAGAACCGTTGACGCCCCAATACAAATCCAGGTCTTTGGTTGCCTGGCTGTTTATTCCCCAATGAAAGGTTAAATCGCCATCAACGCTATCATTGATTCCCCACTGTAATAACAGGTCATCGCTTACTGAGCCATTAACGCCCCATTGTAGGCCCAGATCATTAGAGATAACCTCGTTGATATCCCATTGTAATGATAGATCATTAACAATTGAGTCATTAATCCCCCAATGGAGTGTTAAATCATTTACAGCGCTACTATTAACACCCCAGTACAGCGTTAAATCCTGGTTAACTGAATTGTTTATATCCCAATATAGGCTTAAATCATTTGAAATCGCATTGTTGATATTCCAATATAAATCTAAATCATTTGTAACGCTGTCATTAACATTCCAGTACAGATCCAGATCACTAGACACAGCGTCGTTAATATTCCAGTACAGATCAAGGTCATTAGAAACTGCTGTCGTGCTTGACCCGCCATCTATGCCGATTGACCATACTGTTATTGCTTCAGCGTCAATATCAGAGGTGAATACAGCACTTAGATCAGCGCCTGCATCATATAAGATTGAACTTGTGCCAATGTGATAATCACTGTTCGCCGCATCAACGAAGTCTGTGCTTGCGGTTATATTGGTTGTAAGTGGGTTTGACCCAGGAGGCGTGTTTGTCGCTGCATCGTCAGCCGCATTATTCGTTGAGCCTGTCGCCCAATCGCCCGTATTATTTAAGTGATAATTGTTTGTTGCTGTTATCGCGAAACAGTTTTTGAGAGTAATGCCGTCTGTTGCTAAGTCGTGATAATAACCGTATGTTGAGCCTGCCGAGCCACAATTAAGGTATTGCGCCGTCGATGAACTGGAGAAATAATTAACCAGCATATCGCTGGCAAAATCACTGTCAGCCAAACAGTTAATTAATGTGACATTTCCGGCGTTAACATTAAAACCTAATACATCACCCGCCGTGTTCGTATTTGTAACAATACAACCGACTAATTTAGAATAGTCCCCCGTTGTGATCTTGTATCCATGAACGTATCCGGTAGCAGTACCCTCTTTGGATATATCCATGTATTCAATGAGCGTATAATCGCAATTTACGTCAAAACCGGAACCCCATGTAGTTTTTAGATAAAACCCTGTCTGTGGTGTGCCGTCGTGTCTTTCATCCGGTAAAACATGGATATGGGCATAATGCGTTGCGTCTGTGGTTCTTTCAGCGATAACCACATTATCACTAAGGCCACTCGCCCAGTCGTTATAAACATTAAGCCGCCATATCTCATCATCAGTTACAAGACTCGCAGGTAAATCATCTTCCCAGAGCGACATTAACGAGTAATCGCCACCGCTTGACCTTAGCGTATAAGTGATTGTGGGCGCATTTATATTCCAGTACAGATCCAGATCGCTTGAGGCTGCACTATTAATGCCCCACTGCAAACCAAGGTCGTTTGTTACAGAATCGTTAATACCCCATTGCAGATCCAGATCGCTAGAAACTGAATCGTTTACGTTCCATTGTAAATCTAAATCATTTGATACCGCTGTTGTGCCGTCGTCATACGTTATCGTAAACGTGATGTTATCAATATATAACTGTAAATCAGCAGTAGGATGGGATTGAAGCGTAAGCGTTACATTAGCGCGGATATAGACGGTGTTATCACTGGCAAATGAATGGCCTGTGCTATCAGTCCCGTTGTTGGTGTACCAGGTTGAATCAGGGCCTGTCCATGATCTGGTTGATGCAAGCGTTATATTTGTTGTATCGTCTGTCAGAACAACATCATCAACCTGACAGGTAGTTTCTCTGTTACAGACTGGAACCTGATAATCTGCGCTTGCACTTGTGACACCTGTTACCGTAGACCCAGCCGGAACGCCTAAATCTTCCCAGGTTGTCTCTAATTCCCAATAACCATCAGGACATGTAAGGCCACCATTGCCATCCATGTCAATATAAAGTGAGCCAGACGGATTACCCACGCTGCTGCTATGTGAAAATGTAGCATCACCAACACTTTGACCTACAAAACTCTCTGTGGTTGTCGCAAACGTAAAGGTCTTTTGTACAGTAGCCATGATTTATTTTAGTACAGGTTTATTCTGAGCATCACGCTTATACTTTCTTCTTTTGACAAGTTTTCTGTACCTGTCTTTAAACAAAGAATGTCTGAATGCTGGTATCTGTGATATTGCACTGGTATTTTTAAACTGTTTGTCATCCATCGTTAAATATGACATTTCTGCATCAGTTAAAGTTGGCATATCAACTGCAATTCGTTGACCTGCCAATAAATCTCTTGAGCCAAACACATGTGAATCATCAACAAATGTGATTACATCGCCGGTTTCGTAAGTGCTGTCTGACGCTCTTATGATAGCTTTCATTATGCGACTGTACCATCCCCAGGCAGGAACTCAAGACAAGCCGTGATGATTGATTGTGTTGCGCTTAACGTGTCATCTAAGACATTAACGCGAGCAATAAAATCCGTATATTCCTGTCCGGATAATGTATGCGGAACGTCTGCCCTGATACTAGAATCATCATCTGCAAGCATTGAATATCCAATATGGATTAAATTCTCTGCTATATTAAAAGCAAATGAATCTACTTCCAATTTATAGACTGTACCTGATACGCTGTACGGTGTCGTTAAAGTTTTTTGTAGTGCCATTTATCACTCCTTTATTTGTCGTTGTTTCATGATGTAATGATATTCTTCCGCAGTCAAAGCAGTATATATTTTCACAGATTTACGTTTTCTTCCCTTTGAATAATGCCCACGACAAAATAAAGTATTTCTATTCCATTCGGCATATTTTTCAAGCACACCTCCTTTACTTCTAAATTCTTTAGGCATAATTAATTATATTAAACACCCGTCAATCATTTCCATAATCGCCAATATAACAATAATTTGTAATAGCACCAGCCAAACAATATTTTTCATTCACATATAATCCTACATGCTTTTATTTCATCATTTATTTTTGCATTTATTTCTATCGTTACATTATCACGAGTTTTATTTGATTTATTTTTTGAAACAAACGAAAAAAACTCCTCTGCTGTATATTGTTTTTTAGGATTGGCAGATACAGACATAAAAAATGAAATACAGAGTAATAACACAATGTATAATTTAATCATTTTCAATAGGCACAATTGGCTTAAGTTCAAACGCATCCAGCCTGTTCTTAATTTCTATAATCTCACTCGTCAATCGCGCATTGATAGATTTCTGTTCATTGTCTCTTCTCTGCAATTCAGCGACTAATTCATCAAGATTTAAAGTAGTTGGATAGTTCATTTATTAATCCTCGTAGAATGGGTAATCAGTAGTAACCAAAATTACACCATCCCTTTCTGGCAGGCTAAAGTTAGTCGTTGAGCCATTATTTCTTGTAATGTCTTGCCCTTCAAAAGGAAGTCTACTTGCATCAAATCTTGTAAACCCAGGGAAATCGTTTGCAAAGTCTATCAGCACTGCGCCATTACCTTTAGGATTACAAATTGAAATCCCGTACTGAAATTCACGTACCCACAGACCATCAGCGTTAGCAGCACTTGGCGGGGTATCCACTTCTTCACCCAGGTTCAGGCTATATTCATCAAAATATTGTGGTGAGGCATAAGAACCAAAATGAAAGTAACCATCTCTTAAAAGAGTCGTTGTTAATCCATAACGCATAATAGCTAAGGTACAATACTCTGGGGCCATGTCTGAACTGACACCCACTAATGCGTATACATTTTCTGTATTCTTTGCATGAGCAATGGCTGAATCATACACAGCAAGTGCTGTTGTAAATCCATGCCAGTATTCAATGGATACTTCACTTTTGCCGGCTGGTGCGCGATCATCAGTAATCAAATGCTCAATGAACCCACCATCCATCAGACCTGTATATTCTGCTGCTTCCATAACAAAATCATTAGCGGGTGAGTAATCACTGGTATTCCCCATAAATTTCATGGTTGGTTGTAATTCCTGAGCCTTAATAATGTTATCTGCTATGCCATCGCGATATGCAGGCATAATAGTCGCATCATCACCAAGATCATTCGTGCCGTCTATATCCCAATCAGCATTGTCCACTCTGGGTTTAAAGAAAACATTATCAAAATACCAGATATCCCAATTGTCTGGCGCAAAAAATTCTGTGTTATCCCTTTTAGCTTTATATTGTGGAAATCTATCGCCATTTGAATCTACCACCGTCCAATCAGTAACATTGACAAGGTATGAATTGCCGTCCTGTGACGTTACATAAGCATCGCTCGGCTCATCGAGAACCCACCAGCCCTCTGCATCGACTTTGGCCCTTAAATCGGCTGTAGCCGTATCACTTGTATTTGATATAACCTGCATCGGCATCGTATATTTACCGAGAATGATATCTGGGTTTTGATTTCTGAGATCACTCAGTACACTTGTCATTGTCCAGCCATTTCTGGCCCAATCACGATACATACCAAGTATAGATAAATCGTATTTAGCGATTGTTGCTCTCTTAACCGCATTGTCCATGTCATGAGCACCAATATTCATGCCGCCAATTCGCGGGAAGGTCAGTGCTGTTCCTGGTACGGTAGGTTCGCCCGTTTCTTTGTAATCCAGATAAACAATATTGTTAAAGATAATGGGGGTCGTATATCGTGATAAATAAATATCATCGACTCCACCATTACCTGTATCAGTCGCATAATAAATACCAAAGCCTGCACCTTCGGTATTCTGTAGATAGATATTGTGGATACCATCTGAATTAGCTGAATAATAAGCAGTTCCTGTAAACAGCCTGTCATGTATTTTTAACTGATTATATGTGCCGCCCACTCTATCTTTGAAGTTAAAACCAATCTTCATATAACAGTCAGTCGGCAGATCAGTATCATAAGAAGCATCCAGAATTAACCTGTCACCTGTTGTGATAAAGGCTGCGCCGGCACTGCTTAGAGTAGCATCGCCTGACACTGACCAGTTTGTTAAGTCGTCAAAGGTGCTTTCAGCGGTAGGCAATATGCTGACAAGGGCGGTATCATCTTCATTCTGATAATTTAATGAATATTGATCTAAAGAGTATTCATCACCGTCTACAGTGAATTTCTTAATCCCACCACTGTAAAATTCTGTAGTGCCATCAGGACTACCAATGTGCGTTAATGTTCCAGAACCTACTAAACCAATCGTATGAAACTCACCATCAGTTGGCATGGCTGGTGTAGTGGTTCCCTGTAACACTGAGTCAATAGATACATCAGTAATTGTGCCTGAAAGGATTTCAAGATTACCACTAGTCACCTTACAGATATTACTGATTGCATAACTAGCCGTATTAGGCGTTTGTAATTCAATCGCTGTGGAAACAGTAAACGTACCATCAGTCACCTCAATAAACTTAGCAGTGTTAGCCACACCAAAATCTAAATAGACTGTTTGTTGAGTGGTAGGTGCAGCCGTACCTTCTACTACAACGGCACCTCTGAAATGCTCAGTATTTGTACCGTGAATATCCGTTGTAGATATATCGGCACTTAAGACTAATTTATCGCCTGCATACCGTGTCGGCACATCAATCGTTAACACACCATTGATAATACTGGCATTATCACCAGAAGCGACAAATGTTTGTTCAGACGATTTAGTGCCCTCTGTTAATTCCCAGCTTACAGAAGCATTATCGCCATGCAGTGTTTGAGCGTTATCAATAACAATCGTTGCACTTACTGTATTAGCTTGAGCGGTTGTAATTCCGTAACTCACTGGCGTAGAGATATTAGTATCGCTATCAATTTGCGTAAACCAGACCACATAAGCCGTATTTGAAGTAAGTCCTGTTATTTGTGGTAAGGCATTTGTGCCCGTGGCTGTAGGTAATTTTGTTACAATCCCGCTTCCAAGTGAGTCAACTTGCGTAGTTAACTCATCAATAATATCCTGACCATCTGTAATCGTTGTGCCCTGGGCAAACACCCCTGCATAAATTGTTCCTTCTGCCTCATCCGTATTCACAGAAGGTGATATTGTTGTTGTTTCTGCTGTTGCGGTAGGTGAAGTTAAAGAGGCTGGGCCATCAAAAGCGTTTAATGTTAATGCAAGCGCATTCCATACGGGCGGATTTGCTGTTGGTTCCCCTTCTGTGGCTGTTAATCTGTCATAGATCGCTAATGGACAATTACCCACATTATCAACAAGAGCACCTGCTAGATCGCCTGTTTCATCTAACCAGTGATGAGTAACGCCTGGGATAGAACGCGGATCATCTAGAGCCGCCAGTAAATCAAATTGTGCCTCAGTTAAAACTGTATTATCAGCAAAAAAGAAATCCTGCATGTAGCAGTCATCTATAAACTGTGTCACTCCACCCACTAAATTCAGGTCTGCATGTCCAAAAACTACAGCGGTTATCTCGTCAGAGAGCCACGTTCCAGCAGTATCTGTGCTTTGAATATATTCCTTCGTTCCGCCGATAGGTTTTACATATAAATGACCAAGGGAATCATTTGTTCTTGAAAATCCAATAAAAATCCAGGTATTAAGCGGTAACAACTCAACACCCGAAATAGTTACATCTGTAGACGCATCAAGGATGTATTTTCCAATTTCGCCGCCACCTTTTTCCAATTTATGATTATTGGCTGAAGTGCTTCCAACTGTCATTATTGGGTATGTTGCTCTATCACTTCCAAGATAAAACCAACCGCCCCCTGAAACATTATTCTTTCTTTGTATTACAGACTCAAAAGCGCCGTAAATAAAGGCATCTGGGTCAACTGGAAAATATATACTCATTTTTTTAAGCCCTTGGTAAAAATGCCCACATCGGGTTCTCTATGGACGCGTCTTTAGGTACAACTGTCGCCAAACAGTAAGCCCATGCTTCATTCCCATAGGGTAATGCTGTTGTGAAACTTAAATGTGCAGCAGCTAAGTGATCATATCTTAATGCGTTTTGATCTGCTTCTGTATATAGCACTGTTTCTGCAATATATTCTGGTTGATATAGAGACATCATTTCCGCAATATCTACCGGCCATGTTCCATCCAGTTTAACGGCTGGGTAAGGATAAGCCCCAATCATTGCAGGTTCAAATGCGACATTTGAAAATATACCTCTATAATACCGGCTTACAAACTCTAAAAGATTATCAGTTTTATATCCTAATTCTTTAGCCCTTCCGAACGCTGTACCTAAATATGAAGTCTGGAATCCACCAGACGCTGTTTCTAAAATAGTTGTATCAAACTTTCCAAACAGATTGGCATATTCAGTATATCCGTCATTCCAATTACCATGAGGCGCAACAACACCACTATATTTGGTAAACCAAAATCGCACATTTGTAATTGCAAAATTGTATAAATCAACATGCTCAGGATAACTTTGATTTAACCCATGCCATCCTTCCCAAAAAGCAATCATTTCTTTATTTAGCCGTTTAAAATAGGCTTTTGAAGGGTGCGCATCTGGAAGCAAATCTTCTGTAGTACATCGAAGATTACAAGACCACGCCGAGCCTCTTGCCTGATTTCCAAAATAACCACCTTCGCTACCTGTTGGCCCTCGACCGTAGTTGTCAGTTAATTGGCCGTTGCTATCACCTAGAACATAGGTTGCTGAGAACAATTGCATTTCCAGATAATAGTAATCGCCTAATAGCAAATAAAGAGATGTTGAGATATTTGGAAAATGCGATGTATCCGCAGACCATGCGGTAGTATATGGGCCGACAGTGTTTATTCGATGATCTACATGTACCCACTCATTATCCCATCCTCCCCGTCTTGACCAATGGTAAAATCTACCGAATGGGGAGATTGATATAGGCATTCCGACCGCTGGAACAGTACCGTCAAAATCGTAATAAGTAAAAGCCGCATTACCTTCTCTTAACCATATCGGCCATGCTGAGGCTAAATCTGCCTGCCCCTTAGCAATCTCGAACATGCGAGGATCAAAGCTATTCAACCAACCAGCTTCATATCCATTAATTACGCCGATATCCGGTCTGCCACCAGCATTACCCATATTTTTAGCCCACCTACCACCACCATAAAGATCAGTGTCAGCCTCAAGCCATAAATTATATCTTCTAACTATCTCAGCCTCTGGTATAACACTGGAAGTGTCATAGTTTGGAAAAGCATTTGCTGAAATCAAATAAGGTAGATTGTGATTTATATTTAATTCTGTTGGTGCTGTATCACCCCAAAATTGTTTAGTCCATCTTGATGCAGCCGCATGTACTAGTCCTGTTTTTGTATACCTAACCATATCAGAAGTGCCTGTCATCAAAGTTAAGTCATACGTCTGGTCTTGCAGTACCTCAACATTCTCATTTCCTGCAATATATCTTACTAGATATTTATTAATCCCAGGCCAAAACGTAATATGAAATATAGGCCGGACTGAATTATAAGAATCTGCCCCAACATCATACACTCTTGTAAGGCTGTGATCAGACAGCACGATAGAGGTAGCTATTGGCCCTTCTAACCAATATTCAAAATGATCATTACTCAACATTGTCCTTGCATTAATAATCTCAACAGTAGGGAACTCTAATTGCATCTTAGCCTCCCAAGTCATCGCAAGCATTTCTGTCTTTGTCATCGCTGTATCAAGTGTAGTTGCCTGATTGACAAATTTAGCGACCATCGCCTGACTTGCATCAATACTTGGGATTACAAAATTAATTACACAATGCTTAACGCTACCATCCGGCCAGCGTGTTTTAACATTAGCCTGTGTATCGTACAAAACATCTGCAATGCTAACTTGCGGAAAATCAGGAATTGTACCCTCTACAAACTGTCTGCCGATTTGTACAGGAACATCAGTGGCTGTCGTTGCTGTTGTGTTCGTTAAAGTGATTGCATTTGATATAGTTTCAGGTGGTAACGGCGGAGCCGACCCTGCAACATCCCACGTTAAAATACCATCTGTATATACATGCAAAACTTCTGTGCTAACACCACCATTACGAACGTATCTGTTTTGTATTTGCAATCCATCACAATATTCATTTTTTATTTCATTATTAGAAGGATCATAAACTTCATCTTGCGTTCCAGCAAAGACGACATTATTTTGCTGTACTTTTATTCCAATCGTACTCATGGCGTCGGATCAGATCCGTCTGTGGTTTGATACAATGTCTGCGTAGCTATATCAAAATACCCTCGCATATTTTTATTGATAGCAGCATAAGCCGCATCATGATTATGAGTTGCAGCTGCATAAGTATCTAATGCAGCTTGTAAGTCAGTCTGATCTGTAATATCCCCAGTCGCATCACCCCAGACAAACCCCTCACCCGCGACTGTTAAATAACTGCGAGTATCGGTTACTGACGTGATCCCTGTGTCATCAATGTTCAGTTGCGCTATCTCTAGCGTCCCGCGCGGCAATGTCGGGGCTGTTGGCGTTATTGCTGCTGTGCCTTCCATGACATAAACGCCGATTTGTCCGCTTGAAGAAAACGCCAGATAAACAATATCAATCCTTGAATATAGTGCTGACGGGAACCCGGTATCGTCTAAAACAATAAACGTCTCGTTTGAGTAGTGGCCTATGCCACCAACTAATGCGACGCAAGCATAGTCAATCGGCTTGCTCCAGTTGGATGACAATTTGTCAGGATTCCTGTGTGCCGTATCTTCATCCGGGTATGTGCCGTCCGTCGTGCCGTCAGAGATCCTGATGGTCTTTAGATCAGTATGAGCCTGAACGAAATAACCGTATTTTACGCCCTGTCCGAAAATAGCATGTTCAATACCGCTGGCCTGGTTGCCTAGTTGTGTAGCCTGGACTCCGGCTATATCGCGTTCATTTTTAGAGATACGTTCATCAATTGTCGCCATTTTCTTCGCCCGGTTTTTCTACAATTTTGTTATGCTCTTGAAGGATTGTGGCATAAAGGCCGTTCATCACTTCTTGTGTGAGCCTGTTACCCTCGTTCCTGAGTAAAATTTGTTGTAATGCTGTTTCAAATTCAGTCATGTTATTACCTTAATAAAACGTATATCTGTAAGTACCCCAGTCGCCATCACCATCAGTCCCGGAGGCGATTTGCCAGACTTTCATAGTGCCAACAGCTTCATAAACACCTGTGCCCTTGTATAATCTATTGGCATACATCGAGGCCCATCTTGCGCCAGTTGCTCCAAGAGTTTTTGTGCCGTTTGTGCTTGGGTTTACATCGTCAAAATTCGTTGCATCCAATGTCCCTGTAATTGTTGTATTGCCGCCCAAATAACTTATGCCAGAAACATATAAAGCATTACCTCCGCCAGAATTAACAGCTTGAACGCCAACTGATGCAGATAATGTGGTCCCACCATAAACTCCAGCACCACCAGTAGCAGTACAAACACCAGCAACACCACCAGACCCTCCTGTGGCATCAACAGCAACGCCGTCAGAAGCAACAGCCTGAACAGCTTTACCGTTCAGCGCAGCAGAATACGCATAAAGCCCTATTTCATCACCAGAAGCATAAACACCTTTTTTCTTCCCGGTAACAGACGAGTTATTATTAAAGTATCCCGCGTATCCAGTCGATAAAGCATCAGAGGCCGTGACAACTTTTACCTGATAATCTGTAGATATTGTGCCGCTAAACAACGCATCACCCGTTAACGAACTAATTGAAAAGGTTGTGCTGCCGCTGCTTTTTCCGTAAATCCCGCCTGAGCCTATAAACACCCCGGTTGTGTCTGATGATTGCAGTTTCAAAAAACTGGTGCTGTTTGCGTCAATCGCAATGGCAGAATCTGACAATAAGGTTGACAGGTAAGAGGGTGAGTTTAAATCGGCATCAACAGCATTAGCGGTTGCCAGTGCTTCCGCCGTGTCGTTATCTATCTCTGTTGCTGTTTTTGTGCCAATCAAGACGCTGCCATCTATTGTTGACCCGACCGCTATAGTCCCGGCAAAGCTGGCATTGCCTGTGGCCGCTTCAAACCCTAACTTGATGTCGCCGTTATACACGCCCATGATCCCAGGGCTGCCGACGATAATTCCGCTGCCGCTTGGCCCTACGCCAGTGACATAAGCCGCCGTTCCTGTGGCCAGATAACCAAGCTCTGAGCCTCTATCGAGGATATTAACAATGCCTGCGATATCGAGTTGGTTCGCTGAAAACTTTAATGTAGGTGCTGACTCACCGCCTAAATGGAATCTTGAGTTATCCAGATCCATCACCATGCCGGTTGTGCCGCCACTATCAACATAAGCGTTAGACCAGATTTCTCCCGTTCTTATCTTGTCGCCAATAATTTGCGTAATTTTTGGATCAACTTCCCCGGTAGATTGCCCGTTTTGATCGCGCACAAAATCAGCAAACGTGACTTGCCCGACCACTGCGATCCTGTCGGCAGAAATTAAAGCAGCGTCCTCAGTTAATAATATTTGAGATATCACGTCCCCGCTGTCTACTTTAAACTGGATTGAGTTTTCAAGGTTGTTTAACCGCTCTGACAAGTCAGCTAAAACAGCATAGGTATGTTCAAACGGGTTAGTCCCGTTTGACGGTAAAGGCATACCGCCGTAATCAATCTGCTCGCTCTTAAAAAAGTTTGTGGTTAAATCGCCAACTTTAATCATATTGAACCCTTATATATCAGCGGGACAATGGGCGATCTAATCAATACGGGTAAGCCTTGCTCTATGCTCATGCGTCCAAACATAACGGTGATTGCCGCCCAGTCCGTGTGTTCCGGGATTTTAATATCAACCTCAAAGCTGGATTCATATCCGCCCGTCACTTCAACGAATGACGTTGCAGGAACAATAATAAACGCCGTACCAGGTCCAGGAGCCGGGTAATATGAGAGTTCTTTGCCTGTAGCATCAAGGCTTGAGCTATCTTCTGCTTGCCTCGTAACGCCCAGAAAACTAAACAACCCAGCATTGTATTGTAAATCTTCCCACTTGATAACTTCATAATCGGTTCCGTCTGTTATGACAGACAACTTGAACTCATCCTCACGCACATCGCCCCAGGGTAACTCCCAGAACTCTAGCGTGTCCCCTGTCGTCGGGACAAACAATAAATCACGAGCAAGATAAATATAAGTTCCGTCATACCAGTCAACTTTAACAAACTTTGAATAGCCATTAACAGGAGAATCAATCCTCATCCACCACATACCAGCCACATCAGTGTCAGCGTCAATAGGATCTTCCCATAGTTTGATTTTTGATAGTGTGTTGCCGCCGTCATCCAGCACCGGCATTGTGCCTGAACTGATCACGTCAACGCTGGATACCACCAGGTTGTTATCTAAAATATTTAAGACGTTAGGGTGCTGCTCCATTGTATACATAAAAATAAGGAAATCTGGCAGACCTGTCGATGTCCATCCGGCGCCGTCACCCGTATCAATCCTGAATCTCATCCGGTCTATGCGGTTGTTCTCGATTGAGAAATAAGCCTGTGGGTTTACTGGCTTAGGCATACCGACCCTGGTAATTAATGAGCCTGCACCTTGCGTCTCAATGTCTTTGTAATACCATTCTGTCGGTGGTGATGTTGGGTGCGTACCGCGAACCCTGACGGCATAGTGAGACATTTTAACGCCGTCGATATCACACGTTAGCGATTCACCCGAGTAGGCGTTCATCCACTCGCTGCCTGTCTCAAGTAAATCCCTGTACTGTACCTCGGTGCTGGCCCTGAACGCATAATTGTAATCAGGGTTCATGACGGCCGTTACCACAATCTTTTCTTTAAGGTTGCCGGCAGTATCTATGTAAGCGGCAGTTGCAAGATCAACAGAGTCAAACTGGTTCGCCCAGGTCGTTGTTGGAAGGAATGTATTGATTGCTAAATCTTCTGCCGTATAATCCCCATAAGCCCAGTCATAGACCGCAGAGGCTGTTTCTTTGAGTGACAATGAAATGCTTGAATCAGTATTTAACGTCCATTTTATAACCTCGAAAACTTTACTTGAAAACCCTAAATCACTGATGGTCACAGTGACGTTATCGCCAACATCCAGTTTGTAGGCTTTCAGGTTGCACACCAGGTCTAACTGTTCGTATTGCCTGTGCTTTTCAAGGTATAGCTTAGCGAGTCGCTTGGCTCTAACAGGTTCAGTGACAAATGGATATTGCACCTCTTGATGGATATAATCATTGACCGTACACGCAACGCCCTGGTTATCTTCCTGGCAATAGGTCGGGTTTTCATAAGCCTCAAAGTCGGTCACTTCCCAGTTTTTATAACGTGAGATATACGTGCCTTTAACTGCATTAAAGAGTGCATCCCTGCTTGCCCGTGGGCGAACTACCACATCCGTAATGATCCAGTCTTCGGTTATTTCAGCAACAGGCAATGTATAATGCCCCGTCTTGACCTTATACTTGCCGTTATCAAACGTGAGTGAGCCATAACCCAGATGCACAAGCATTGAATCAATAACGCCTGACGGCTCAATGGACGTATCCACAGGGCCATCAATCGTATAACGCCTCTGACATAATGTGCATGTAACGGTCTCACCACCAGATAGCAGACTTGTGGTTCCATGAGCGAGGATCGTATCTTCATCAACCACAGACAGTTCTGCATAACCTGTCTCACCGGCATATTCAATCCTCACCAGATTGTATGAGGTAAACCCGTGATCTGTAATCGTGATCCTGGTTGAATTGCCGCTTATGGGGTTACTCTCTACGCCAACCACTAAACCACTGACGGAAGGAAGTAAATCAACAATCTCGTCTGCTACGGCGGCCTCAGCAGCAAAATTATCAATATCTATTTCGTCTAACGTGCAATTTAATCCTTCAGGGCTTAACAGGTAATCCATTAGCACAGATACGCCGTTTGTCGTATATATACCGATTTTATCTCTTAATGCCTGCTTGTCGGTTAAGTCCTCATTCACGCCGATAGCCATCGGGTCAATTATGTCGTCTACCCCTAGAATTTCAACGGAATAGTTCGGTACGCCGTTTGGCAATTGCTCATGGTCATAAAACACATGAGTAACCAGGTTAGCAACGCCATTACCTCTATGGTCAACCGTCCACTCACCCGGGAAGTGTTCGCGCAGCATCACGGATGGCTGCTGTATCCGTTCGCCGTTATTCATTTCATACTTAAGAATGCCGTGCGTAGCGCCTATGGTGCAGTCAATGGTCACGCCGTCGCGTGTATTGGTGAACCCGGTAAAATGGAATGTATTCGGTGTGCTTGCTTTTACCTTCTCAGGGTTATATTCACGGGTCAGCGTGGTATATAACATAGTTATGTCATTGAATTTGGCGTAATACCATAAACCGTCAGTGTCAACCCATACTGGTCGGTTAACATGATATGTAGTTTCACCGAACGCTTCCTCATCAACATAATAAGTATAGCCGCCGTCTGTCTTAACAAATGCGTCTCTCGCGGCCTCCGTTGTCTGGTAAGTGTCAAATGTTTTTGTGGCTCCGTTCCATAGAGGGAAATACCAATCATCAGGCGTCGGGTCAACCTTGTAGTCGATATAGGGCGCACCATCTATTGTAACGTCCCATAATTGGTTTAACGCAATCTCTCTAACGTGTATCGCACGTATGCTGTCTTCATTCCCGGCACAGGCCACCTGGTTGGCTGCGTTTATAACTTCGTTGGTATGATAAGTCACAGTGTACCCAAGCGCATATAATTCTGACTCAAGAGCACAAAGACCCACGTCAGTCAAAGCTGTCCCGTTGACCGTTCCGCTGATTGTCATAGTGGTTGAGCCGGTTCTATGCAGGTACAGCGTTACGCTATCGTTGGACTCAGTTTCCCAGCTTGTTGCTAAAGAATACTGCTCATACCAATAGAGATCCTTGTCGTTAACGTAGAGATTTTGAAAAGAATGGATATGTCTCGGTGAAATCGCGATAGCCATAAACAAATCGCTTTTGCCGGTATCGTCCCACTGCCGAACGTCTTTGGTGTTTGCATAGACCATTGTACCGCCCAGCCTGCAACGTCCGTATGGAATTTTACGAGGATTAGTTGCTCCCCTTAATACCGTGAGGTTCTTTCTGTTGTCTTCGATATTGGGTTGCTTTATGGCTCGTCTTGCCATGATCAAAGAAACCACAGTTAAGCCGATAGCAATCCATGTTCCAGTGCTTGCTAAACCTGCAATGGCCGCTACCGCTGGCGCCAGAAACGGCATTATTCAATATTCCAGAAAACGTCAATCTGATCTGACGTGATCACTGTCAACCCGGACTCAAGCATAAACAAGCCGTTGGCTCCATCATAGACCCCCATAGCCGGGCCATCCTCAGATTGTGTGCTGCATAATGCGCCACGTTTAGCCTTGCGTCTGTCCACTCTTTTGAAGAATGAATCTATCATTTCGGTAGGGTCATTAAAGCCGTATTTTTTTAATAATTTAACCGCGGATAGCTGGCTCGTGTATTCGCCTGAATAATGCCCTCTGTAATTAACCCCTGTGACCAGAAACACCCATCTTGCAGCGAAGGTCATGCAGTCGTTGACGCCATACACAAACTGCGAGTCTTTGTATTCGTTGTAAAAATCGTTGAGTTTTTTATCAATCATACGTAGGGGTCAAACCTGATCTCTTTGCCTGCCGTTTCTTCGACGTACTGGAAGAACTTGTCCGGTTTCTGGTCAGCCGCTAATGTCCTTTGGTGGCTTGCGTCATTCCACCTGGACTGTGATCCTCGTTGCCAGTCCACCAGCCTGTTTTCGGCCTCGACACGTATGGCCGCTGTCTTGCCCATAGTGATATCCATCGTGTTCAGTCGGCCACTGAAAACGATATGAGCATAGACCACGCCAGCCGCAATGATACACACCAGAACAGAGCACGGTCGGCCCTGGTAGTGCTCAAGCATCACGTCTGAAACAAGACTCGGATCAATGCCTGCTAATGTCATCACAACCCCTTCAGGCGAACTGGTGCCGTCTTTCTTGATCGTATCAATAGAACCCAGATCGCCGGCGCCTGTGTATGTCTCACCATTAATCGTATAAGTGCCTACGGCGCCGCATAATCTTAAGTGGCCCGTCGGCAGGTCAATATCAACCGCATTGAACAGGCCTACATGTCCGCTCTCAAGTGCCGCTTCCATTGCCGGGTCTAATGTTTTCATGCGATGTCTTCTACCCCGGTAATAGAAAATGTTCCATGCCTGCACACACTAATATCCCATCCCACAGCGTCCGTTTCAGAGACAAAAATTCCGCCCGGTTTATTTGTGTACACTGTTACAGCGGTCATGTCTTTTCTAAATGGTGGCGCAATGACATAAGACGTTGCTGAGCCGCTGATAATCATTTTTAATTCATCGCCGACCTGAATGTAATCCCCTGGAACCAGGCTGATGGATGCAGACAAAGATAATGCAGTATCGTTTTGTAAACCTGTTCCTGTTATTGCTGCATCTGCCGGGCCAGTGTATGAAAAGTCACGAAATAAAAACCTGTTCTCCATGCCTGCTAATGACGCCTGGAACGCTCTTAATGTTTTTGTATCAGATTCAGACAGCACCGGAAAATGGGCAGTCATGACCCAATAGGCACCAGGCACCCCAACGGTCTGTATTGAACCCGTAAAAACAGACTTGAATATTCGCGTATTACTCACAAGCCTAATTGACATCTGAGCGGATGACACATCAGGGAAAGCAATCGTCGTCATACGCCGTATGCCCTCCTGATCGGGCCGTTGCGCTGTGCGTCTCTATAAACAAGCTGAGCGCCTTCCTGTGCGGCCCTTGCCATGGCTTCAGTCAATGTCTTATCTCCGTTGCCTGTAACGCTGATGTTTTGATTGATGATTGTCCCGCCCAGCGAGTCGTTCGGCGTGATATTGCCGCTGCTGGCACCCATGGTCAGCAATTCAGGCCCTTCCTCACCGACAAGGTATGATTTACCAGACAATACAGGCCCGCCCATGGCTTTTCCGCCGGCAAATATAGCGCCTATACCTGCAGCAATGGGGTTTCCAGATGAAGCAAGCGCGCCGCCAATCGCTTTAAATATTTGACTGGAGGCGTATTCTGCGGCCATTCTGCGTAACGTATTACCAAATGATTTCAACATCCCGTCAAGCCCGTCCTCGAACGGATCAAACAGGAAATCTGCAAACGCATCTTGCATATTTCTTGCTGCCTGTCTGCTTATTTCTGATAACTCACCATAAGTTTCTTTTGCTTTTTCTGCCTGCTCTCCAAATTGAACCGCTAATTTTCGCTGAACATCTCTGACATCATCTAACGAAACAAGGTTCGTTCTTGCTGCTGCGTCTAATCGCCCCATTCTCTCAATGAAGTTTTCAAGAGGTGTTTTTGTGTCAGCGACTGCCAGGTTGTAATCTCTAAGCAGCGCTTCCATTTTTTCTATCCAGGCTAGATATTTCGGATCTTGTTCCGGAGTCCCTGTTGTTAATTTACCGCCCACCGTGCTGGTACTGGTCGCGCCTGGCACTGTAAATTCTGGCGCTGTCAGAGCCTTTCTTTTCTTCCTAAGTAAATCAAGTTCTTTTCTAAGGTTCTCAACCTTAACCTTTCCGTATCCGTTCTTTTTCAGGATCTCTTCATACTTGATCAGTTCTTTTTGGGTTTTGACGATATCCTGGTTAACTTTCGCAACAGCATCGAAGTCAGTACTGGTTAATTTTCCTATAAATTTATAGATGGAAAGAAAAAACTTTTTATATCGATTTCCAATACTGGTCAGTAAATTATTCCAGTCATCATTCAGCTTTTCGAGATTTTGATTGTCTAATCGTTCAATCACCAGACCCAGGTCGCGCATTTCCTGCCTGGCCTGCTTCGCGCCATTAGCCATATTGACCATGGCAACACCGGCACGACTAAAGGCCGCATTTGCGATAGCAGCTTTCTCTGCCGCGCTGGTTGTGCTTTCAATAGCGCGAAGAACAAGCATCAATGCCTCTTCCTGCGATTTTGAGGCTTTAATATTGTTGAGCAGTTCCTGGTGAGAGTTTTTCAGGCCTGAAATCAGAGGCCCCATGCCGTTTTTGGCTTCACCGACCCGTTTCACAAAGGCGGTCATATTGGAATTAAATTGAGACTGAGCGATACCGGCGCGATCAGCGATAAGCTGAAACTCCTGGTATTGCTCTGAGGTGAGGCCGATGACTCTGGACTGTTTTAGCATGGCATCGGTGGCCTGAAGGGTCCCGGTTGCAAATTTTTTGATGCTGACCAGTGTGCCTACGCCCACCAAACCTTTTGCCATGCCTGCAAACTCTTTTTTCATCTTTCTGACCGAGTTTGTGGTTCTGCGCTCAAAGCCCTGGATGGTTTTTGTGGCTTTTTGCAGGTCGGTGTGCAGCCGCTTGGTTTCCGCTTCCAGTTTAACGACTAACTTTGCCAAATCAGCCATTGGTTTTTTCCTTTGCGATGGCGAATAACTGGGTGATGACGTTGTTGGTTTCTTTTTTCTTTATCTCTTGCGCGTCTTTAAGCATAAAGTCATCACTCGAAAATTGTTTTTTAGAGAAAGCATTTGCAAACACACTGGCCAGTGTTGCCATGTGCCAGTTGTCGCGTTCTTGCCCAAAGGGTTCAAGCGAATAATAGGCCTCCCATTGCAGGAACTCCCTAATGCTCATGCGCCTTTCTAATTCTGAGACCGTGCAACCAAGGGCCAAGGCGAGCCTGAACTTAAATTTTAAGCCTGGCTGCTCTCTGAGTTTTTTATTTCTTCCTCGAACGGTCTCGTGATCTCAACCACTTTAAGCCCTATTTTAGTGATCACCGCCGGTTTTAGCTTCGTTAACAAAGCTGGATCTGACTCGAACAAATCACACCCGTGCAGCGCCGCAAACTCAGCCATTTTTATTTGATCGGACTCAGCCAGTTGCAGCATTTCGCTGATATAGGTCAGCGGCACCTCATGTATCTCGACAGACCGGCCATCCCCCAGGTCAACGGAATCTGTGTTTAGCTTGTATTCAGCCAGTAATTGATCTTTGGTTAAGTTCATCAGGCTTCAGTCAGTGTAACGTCGCCGGACATTTTTACTGTGAAACTGATGGTATGGGCATCATCAATGGATGGATTAATAACCCATGACAAACACGCACCGCCAAAGTCAAAGGTGTGCGTTGTGGTTCCATCCGTCATCACAAACTGAAAATTACGGTTGTTGCGACTATTGACGTCAGCAATCAGAGCCTGCTGCTCTGTATCCAACGGCACGTAATTACATTCAATAGCAATTTCCTGTCCATCTGCCAGCCCAGGGATATATTCCTTGACGCAGTTGGAGTCAAAATTCGTGACTTCGACCAGTTCGTTTGTTTTTCCCAGTCCGGAGAGAGACTTTACTTCTCCGACTGTCGTAAATGCTTCCGTGATTTCGCCATCACCGCGCTTAAAGGTTAAGCCGCAAGTAAACGCATCAGACATTGTTCATTCCTCTTAGTATGCAATCGTAATATTAAAAGATGTCCGATATTTTTTAACCTCGGACTCATACAGCGAATAAGGCTTATCCACCATTATTTTTTGAATAAAAGTTCCTGCATGGGTTTCATGCGTGATATTTTTTATCTCATTTCTGACGGTATTGGCCAGTGTTTTTGCGGCCGTCAAAGTGTCAGCCCAGCAATCAATCACAAAGTCATCCATTTCCAGCGACTGATAGCCGTCAAAGGTATAATCCATGTTCCCGCTGTCCGTACTAAAACAAATAAACGGGTAGGTTTTATTTTGTGGCGCTATTTCTGGGTATATCCGGGTGCTGACAATATCCGTGATGGCGGTTTTGCCGGTGAGCAAGGTATAAACGGCCTCATCAATCATCGCGTGGCTTTCAAAACCTGTTTTTTAAGTTTCGCCTTCAACTCTGACAGCATCTTATTTTCCTTATCAATAAATGTTTTTGTTAACCAGTTTTTGCGCCGCAACGTATAGGGTTTAATGGATTTTTTATCCCGCATGGATATTTTATGCGGGCCGGTATCAATCAGCAGCCCGTACCAGGCCTCTTTAGCCACACCAATGGACACGGCAACTTTCCCATCTCTTACCCTGGAGGCCCTTTTTATGTTTCTCCTGAGAAACCCAGGCGCCACCAGCCGCCCTTTATAGGTCCGGTGTGATTCATTCCCTACAGGTGCTTTGGCTTTCATCTCACGCAGCGTTGAAGTCGTGGCCTGCATTGCCGCCGAACGGATGGCCTTTGCTTGCAGTTTTGCATCCAGTGTATCGAGTTGTTTTAATAACTCATTGACCCCGGCCAGCTCTTTTGACATCGCTCACAACCGCTCAACGCATTGCATGATAAGTTCTTTGTTCATCTCCATGGTATTGATAATGGATTCAATATCGAAAATACGAACACCATAGAGAATGCGATCAGAATGTAATACGCCCGAGAGATAGCGGATCCTTATCTCATGGGTCACTTCGCTATTCGTAGCCTGCCCGGCAAATGTTTCTTTGCTGCTTAACGGTGTTATTGAAGCCCACACCTCGGCTTTTGTTGCGTAGACTTTCTTTGGCTCGCCAATGGATTCAGGCGCTGTTGTCACCAGCCCCTGGATAGTAATTTGTTTATCCATCCGCCCTGCTCTCATACAGCATGGATCCGGTAAGCGTTAAGCAACTGGTCTTCTGCTCGCAAAGTCACTTTATTTATTGGAACACCCACAATATGATTCTCACGCTGCTCATACATTGTGCCGAATATCAGTTTTACCGCCTGGTCAATGTCAGCAGGGATCGCGCTGTAGCCTACGCCATAAGTAATAACCACGTTTTCTGGCTCCTGGTTGGTATCTGGCCAGTCAACGTCAGTAACAGGTTGTATTGTGGCCTCAACCTCTCGCAGGTCCAGGTAATACTCTGTAAACGACTGCAGCACGTCATCTGTATCGTAATATTCAACACTGATAACGCTTGATACAGGTGCTTTAGGCAGCGTTATCACCGGCTCAAAATCATCCAGATTATAAGTCTCCGTCACCGGGAGAATGATTCGGCCCGTGTAGTTCTCAGCGTATTTATAAGCGGCATCCAGCAAGGTTTGTATATAAGCATCTTCACTGTCTGTATCAATTCTTGAATGTGCCTTGACATCAGCGACGGTTAGCATTATTTAGCCTTGTTCTTTTCTTGCGGCTTTGTCACTTTTTCGGCTTGTCCGGTTTCAATTAAACGCTTTTCTGTTTTTGCGTCTAACGTGACCGTATCGCCTGCAGCATAACTAAACGAGTCGCCAGCTATGGATGTGTTTAGTTTGATCATAAATCCCCCATAGAGCAAAACCCCCACTATGAAAGCGAGGGCTTTTCACCATTAAGCCTGAATTAAATGCTTAACCGCCGCGGACAGTGTTAATTTACCGTCCATACGCTTGTACATTCTGAACCCAACCTGACCATTGGCCGCATACAGCTCATTAAGACGCTGCAGGATAGCCCCGCTGCGATCTGCTACAGTGTAGTAAGATAAATCACCAAACAGCACAGATTTAAGACCCGTGGTTGCAGCCTCACAAGCAGATGATGTCACCAGAGGTCTACCCAGTATCGTATCTGGCTGGCCTGCTTGTAAGCCTGGTTGCCATAGATACTGTGAGTTCCCATCCTTCAGCTTGCGGACAAGCTTCACGGTAGAGTCATTCATAATCCATGTTGCATTTCTGCGATAGGGACGACCCAAGGAATGATACAAGTCGATCATTTCATCGGAGGTGATCGCGGCTGCGCCAGCGGCAGAAACACCCAATGAAGAGCCATCGGTGATACCTGTTGGCTGGGTTGAGCCTGCGCCGTTAATAAATGCGGCTTCTTCAGCAAGACCGAAGCGTTTACCAAAATTACGGGCAAGGTATGATGGAACATCAAAGAAAGCATCCTGCAGTAATTCTTCAGAAACTTTGATAATGGTTCCAAGCTTGTAGGCACTCAAAACAACCTGACCAAACGCTGCGTCAGACTCGGTATAAGCCGCTTCTTCAGCCGTCCATGTGGCAGTCCCTAATGAACTTTCTATGGGAATGTTTCGGTCAGATGCAGTATTAACAACAGTCACGTAATTACGGATTTCGTTAATATCCTGCAAAGCTTCAACAAGCATAGTATCGAACTCTTCAGGAACGATATAACCACCCTCTGAGTCAGTACCGATTTGCAGGGCGTTTAAAATAACCGGATTCATCACTGAATTGCCATAACGCGCATAAGAGTCAAAAGCGTTCTTATAATCTTCAGATCCTAAACGTGATTTAAGACCTGAATTGCCAACAGTCGGCTTATGAGGAATAGATGATAAAACCTCAATGTCAGACTTTGCGTCAAGAATACGCTGCTCACGGTCAATCCTGGCTTTTAAGTTCGCCTGTTCTTCGTGCATATTGTCAATTTTTGCGTCTTCCTCAGCGGTAAGTTCGCGATCTTCTTTTTTGGCCGCATTTAGGACGGCATCCATTTCGTGAATAATATTTCCACGTTCCTGGATTAAATCGTTAATATCTTTCATGATATTTCCTTTCTTTAAAGCAATAAAAAAGGCACTAAAAAGTGCCCTAGATCATGGTTTAAGCGCGTCCACGCCTAATAAGCCGTCCGGCTATTCTTTTAACAAATTAAGCCGTTTTTCTTGCAGGCTTAATCTGTGTTTTGTTTCTTCTTCTGCTGGTTGCGATGAAATTTGTGCAGAAATCGTATTTTCTTTAATTTCTTTGATTTTTTCTGGTGCCACAGTCAATGTTGAGGCGTTTTTGGAAAGTTCTGGTATTTTTTTAGGTTTTGGCGCGTTTTTGATCCATGGCCGAGAAAATGCTGCTATTTTTGCCTCAATTTCTTCATCTGCATCAGCAAAACCGTATTCAATGGCTTCCGTGGCAGTAAACCATTTTTCCTCATTCATCCAGGTGGATATTTTTTCTTCACCAATACCCGTCCTTGCCTCATACGTATCGACTAAATTGCCTTTTATCGACTCAAGTCTTTCTGCTACTTTGGTTAATTCTGACGCATCACCAGCCGCAAAAGTCCATGGATTGTGTATCATCATCTGTGAGTTAAACGCCATAGAAACGGTATCACCCGCCATTGCAATAATAGATGCGGCGCTCGCAGCCCATCCGTCAATTTTAATGGTGACGTTGCCTTTATGTTCTTTTAGAATGTTATAAATGCCTATCCCTTCAAACACATCGCCACCACCTGAATTAATGCGAACTATTACATCGCCATTTATTTCATCCAGTTGTTCTTTTATTTTCTTTCCAGTAACTCCGTCTGAAAACCAGCTTTCCCCTATATCGTCATAAATTAAAATTTCATTCATTGCCTAATTCCTCTAATTCTTTTTTGCAGTGCTTTAAAATATAAGGGACTGCCATCACTGGATCGGCATGAATCTCTGCGATCCGCTTGTCTGCGTAATTTTTCGCCTTAGAAACTGGGATCCTAAGAGCATCCGTTAAGACCTTTGTGAACCTGTTGTAATATTTTTCAGCCCAATCCTTAAACTCATCCGGTGAATTCCTCTGCATTTCTACATTGATGGCCTTTGTTTCTTTTTCGCTTAACATGTTAGCCACTGAATTATTTAACTCCTGTTCGCGTTCTGAGGTGGTCGCCATATTTAATGGGGTTAAATACTCATCCAAGCCATCAACTTTGTTTTTGTTTTCCATCTCCCTGACTTCGTTTCGATTCAACCACCCATCAGTAATACCTTTCCCGTATGCTTCAAACCGCGATTTTGTATCACCTCTCAATAGCGCATCAGCCGTGTGTGAAACTGTCAATTCATTCTGTTCCTGCAATGTGAACAGATCGCGCATTATGGTTTGCTCTATTCTTACCAGCCAGGGACGCAGTGTACTTGTGTAGTATTCAATGCCCTGGTGTTCAATGTTTGAATGAGTGGCTCTTTCCAGGTCTCCCACCTTATGAGGTGGCATCCGGTACCATCTCAAGACATCAGTTATTTGAAACTTCCTTGACTCTAGGAATTGCGCGTCATTGGCACTCATGCCAATCTGCGAATACTTCATCCCAGATTCTAAAATTAACGGTTTATATGCGTTTGCAGTACCTTGATGATTATCGGCCCATTGCTTCCTTAAGTGGTCAATCTGTTCCTTGGATAATGTCTGCGGAAATTCCAAGACGCCAGGGATTTGTGCTCCGTTTGAGTACATTTTTCCGCTTTGCTCTTCGCCTGCCTTAACCACACCCATAGACTCCCGCGCTAAGGCGACAGGAGACAACCCTGTCACCCCGTTACTTCCTATTGCTGCAATTCTCCATATTTCAGAGTCATTATAAACTCTTGCATTACCTTCTTCTTGATAATCAAAAACAAGTTTTCCGGCACCATTCCGGTCAACGTGCATATATTTGGCATTTAATGGCTGCAACATTACAACACGACCGCCACGCCTGATAATTTGACAATAGGCATTGCCTCTTAAAGCAAGGTTCGCCATAAGAAACTCACGCATTTCAAACGCTGTTTGTTCACCGTTTGGAGACACATTAAACAGCCTTGACAAAGGGTGGTCACGTAAAACCTCCCTGCCATCGTCAGATTTGCGGTAAATTTTTAATGGTAGACTGGCAACGTCTTCAGACAGTGTTCTCACACAAGCATAAACAACGCCTATCTGTAAAGCGTTATCTGGATTGATGTAAACCCCTGAAGTGGTCGGTAATCCTACGCCTATTTGACGCCACCATTCTGGCTCTTTCAGTGTGGTATCATTGAAAAACCGCTTATACAGATTGTCAAAAATACTCACAATGTAATAAATCCTCGGTCATTATAAGCATGGGGTTCTTCCTTTTCACGTTTCAACAACATACCTATCGCGTTTAGAGTTGCAACGATTCCATCAACCCGCCCGGTTGCTTTTTTCTTTGAGATTTTTCTATTCCCAGCCGGATCTTCTTCTGTTGTCGCATTTGCCGCGCACCAGGTCATTGCTGGATTTCCATTGTGCTTTATTTCATCACTCAGCAGCAATCGCTCAAACTCATCGACAGCAGGCGCCATGTCTTTGTATCCCTGGCCATAAGAATCAAGCGGTATATCTTCACCCTCATCGGCAAGTATTTGCTTAAGATCCTCTATTCTCCATCGGTCATAACCAATCACCATGATGTCGAACAAACTGGACAGATAAATAATACGTTTACACACAGCCAGTTTACTGATCGCTTTACCGGGTGTCGTTTCAAGATAACCGTCTCTTTTCCACATCAAATAATCAACGCCATCCTTTTCAGCCTTATTGCTCAATCCTTCCTCTGGCAACCAAAAATAAGGAACAAGACGATAAACGGGATCATCCTCTGTAGGCTCAAAAATCAATGCCAGCGCAGTTAAATCCTGAGTGGACGATAAATCGAGTCCGCCCCAACAGCTCCTTCCTCTTAATTGATCGATTTCAATGCTTTCCTGTGCATCTAACCAGACATCTGATGAGATCCATGGAGACTCTGCACCCACCCATTCACAAAAGTTCAATCGTCTTACAATAGATTCTGCCGACGGCATCCCTTTTGCCTGTGTGACCAGTTCGCGCAAATAGTCTGGCTTAATGGTCACGCCAAGACTGGGGTTAGCCTTTGGCCAGCAGGTCTCATCGTTCATCGGATCATCATTCTCATCCAGCGCGCAAATGTATGAGAAAAACGAATCATCCTGTATCTGACCAGCTGCGACCTTCTTCCCATATTCGTGATAATTCCAGCAAACCGATGTTTTATCATGGCCGCTATTTGTGATCATAAACATGAGCGCCTGGCGCCTGCCTTTTGTTCCTGCACGAAGCATATCAACGACATTGCTGTTTTTATGCTCATGGATTTCATCCAGCAATGAAATATGAGGCCTTGGACCGGATTGACCATCATCGGCACTGATAGGCCTGAAAAACGACCCTTGTTCTAAAAAGGCCAGGTTCCAGACATTCTGCCCGGTACCGGATTTAACGATAGCGCCTGATAGATCAGGAGACATATCAACCATGGCAACAGCATCTCTGAACAAGACCATGGCCTGATCTTTTTTTGCGGCAGCGGCATAAACTTCCGCGCGAGGTTCCCCATCTGACGTCAAGCCATACATCCCAATTCCAGCCGACAATGGACTCTTGCCTGAACCTTTTCCGGTTTCTACAAAGGAAACCCTGAACCGTCGATAACCGTCTTCGTTAACCCAGCCAAACAGACTGCCGATAATAAACTTTTGCCAGGGCAACGGATCGTATACTTCGCCTTCAAACTCTCCGCCATTTAATCTTAATACTTCCTGAAAAAACCCAATAACATGCAAGGCCCGTTCAACATCAAAATAAAAACCACGATCAGAGGCTTTTTCCAAATCGTCAAGATGACGTTGACATGCGTTTCTGACATGAGGACCTGCAATAATTTTCTCATTCACCACATCCATGGCGTAATCGGTTACAGGATCAGAAATATTTTTTTGCACCTGACTGGTTATCTTTATTAAACAATTCCATCTGAGGTGATGGTGTCACACGTGATCTGGATGAGGGTGACATCCCAAATTCAGCCATAAACTTGTGCATCTGCTCTGCAGCTCTGTTACTGATCTGCAGCAAAACGGAAATCTGCTTATAGCCTGATGGCGTTTCTTCAATCAACCCATCATCACCCAGTTTTTTTATCTTTGCTTCAGTGTCTGCCCACCGCGCATACGCCTGGCAATACACAGCCAGAGCAGCCCGATCCATTTGTGTGATCAGGCCAAGTTTTTCCAGTTGAGGTGAAATGCGTCTCCACTCTTTTTTTGCCATTGGCAACAAATGGTCTGGACATTTTGGAACAGACACTTCTGGGGACACCGAGTCGTGTTAATTATAAGCCGGTTA